AGGAGAAGCATTGAATAAAAAATCATTTTTCATTGCAAATATTCCTCTCGATAATTTCAAGCCTTTGAGCCAAATCTAAATACATCTTAGCCAATTCTCCATGACGAGCAAATATTCCTCGTCTTACCTTGCCAGCACTTTCAGCTGTGAGGCGTGCCAATTCCTTGGTTTCTTGCAATTCGCGTAGTATCTCGCGATTATCTTTTTCTTCTGCTTGAAAGAAATCTAGCTGAATCATATAGTAAAATTTAGAATGTTGTTGTGTTATCGGATGTGATAACATTAAACATTACGGAATTTATGTTCAATGAAAATTGAAAGAAATTGTATTAAAATCAAAACTTTATAGGGTTTGAATGGCTGCTCCGAAAGGTAATCAATATGCTTTAGGATGTGAAACCAGCGGTAGACCTAGGCTAGAAGATTATGCAGAGCACGCCGAAAATCTGTTAAAATGGGCTGAAAAACCTAGTTCAATTAATTTAACTGGATTCTACATAGAATACGGTTTAGATCCGGATTTATTTTATCAGAGAACTAAAAGAGATGAAGAATTAGCTAGGGCGTATAAACTTTGTAAGATGAGAATTGCACAAAGAAGAGAAGAATATCATAACTTCGGAAGGCTTACTCCAACAGCTTACGGACGCAATCTGAGAAACTACGATATCCCGCTAGATCAGCATGAAAGAGAAGTCTACGAGTTTCAAAAGAGCGTAGATAGAGAGACTGAAAAAACGACACCGGTTTCCGATAAGATTCAAGTCATAGACTATAAAAAGGCACATGATGACTTAAAAAAGGGATACGATGACTGAAACAGTCTTAACGTTGCCCTATAAGTTCGAGCCGCGCCCCTATCAATTGCCATTTCTGGCAGCTTTAGACCAAGGAAAAAAAAGAGTAGTAGGTGTTCTTCATCGGGGGGCTGGTAAAGATTTGATGGCTCTTAACTGGATAATCAAAACAGCAGTTCAGAAGCCCGGCGTGTATCTTCATTGCTTTCCTAAATATTCTCAGGGTAAGAAGGCCATATGGAACAGCGTTCACAACACCGACGACGGCGAATCTATGTCCTATTTGGATCACATTCCAGACGAGCTTATCAAAAGCAAAGATTCCTCCGATATGCGTATCACACTCAAAAATGGATCGGTCTACTGTGTGATGGGTATGGATGGAAAGAACGCTACGCAAGCCAGGGGCATGAATCCTTCATGCGTTATCATGAGCGAGTATGCCTTCATGGATCCAGAAAGCTGGTACACGTTGGAACCGCGGGTACGACAGAATAACGGAACAGCTATTTTCCTATCCACGCCCAACGGCCAGAACCATTTTTATCATCTTTACAACTTCGCCAAGCGCACCGAGAACAAAGAATACTTTGCAACATTACTCACAATTGATGATACTAAGGCGGTAGATCCTAAATCACTTGATGACTTGCGAGAACAAGGCTATCCCGAAGACTTTATCCTTCAGGAATACTATTGCTCTTTTACTCGCGGCGCACAGGGGAGTTATTATGGCAAGCAGATCCAAGAAGCGCGTGACGATGATCGAATATGCAGCATGTCTATTGATCGTTCTTTGCCTTGCTTTAGTGCTTGGGATATCGGCATCGGCGATAGCTCCGCTATTTGGATCGGCCAGCAGTTATCTAACGGAAAGGTCGTATTTGTAGACTATTATGAGAATCACGGGGTCGGCCTTGAGCATTATATCACTTATCTTGACAATTTTAGGACTAAGCATAGCATACAGTGGGGAACTCATTACGTGCCCCATGATATGCGCAATCGTGAGTTTTCCAGCGGCATTAGTCGCTTGGAAATTGCCGAAAATCTTGGATACAAAATGACGCCTGTAATTAAAGATGGCCGGGCTTATGGACTTGATGAAGGAATTCAATGCGTTCGTTCAACCCTTCCAAAATGTATCTTCGATCAAAAGGGCTGTAAATTCGGGATTGACTGCCTAGATTTCTATCGCAAAAAATATAATGAAACGCTAAAAGTTTATTCAGATGAGCCATGTCATGACAAATATTCTCATGGCGCAGATGCCTTTAGAATGGCCTGTGTTGGGCTCAAAGAGATTGGGGATAGTCGTAAGCTGTCTCCCGATCAAATAAAAGAAATGCGACAGAAATATCTAGGATATTAGACGCAGGCGTATAGCTCACGGTCAGCACGAGGAAGTCATACTCGAAGGACTCGGGTTCAACTCCCGATGCGCTTGCGTCGCTTTAACATGAGGATTAAATGAAATTATTTACAGTAGCTTTAGCATGTTTAACATTTAGCACATTATCAGCGGGGCAGTATGCCGGCGTACAAGCAGGGACAGATTACAGGAATCAAACAGCCATCTCTAATTCTGGTCAGAAAGTGGGATTCAGAGCAGGGGCGATTTATGGCTATGACTTTGCCAATGGAGTCCGCACAGAGGCCGAAGTTTCTTATAGAGAAGGCCACAAAAGAACGCAATATTCAGATGCCGGAGAAGATCAGTTAGCCTATCGCCGTTATGATTCTCATCATTCCTGGGCTTACATGGCGAACTTGATTTATGACGTTGCACAACTGCAGGTATGGCAATTAACCCCTTATTTCGGCGCAGGAGTCGGATATGTGCAAGCGGTGGAGCATCGAAAAGTTAAATTCGTTAATGAGACGAACAGCGAAAAGCGTCGGGATTCTGGCTTCGCATATCAGGCATTGGCTGGAATCAAGTATCCGATAGCCGATCAGGTAAGCATGAATGCTCAGTATTGCTATCATATCCCAGGGCCTCATACAAAAAACCACAGTGTAACTGTAGGTCTGACAAAAGCGTTTTAATTAAATGGCTCGCCGGAGGTCAAACGACGTCGTATGGACGATTTCGGCACTTTTAAGGGGCGCCGCACCTCTAGGAAGCTTCGGCATTGCGGCACTTATATGTTAGAAGATTACTTACCAGAATTTCAAGAAGGCTATATGGACAAAAAGATTAACAAGATTCTTTCCAAAGAGAAAGGCGCAGTCAAAGAAACTAAAGAACTGCTCAAGATGGATAAAAAACAAGATAAGAAAATCGCTACTGCTAAGAAGATCATGAAGAAAAAAGGTTGCTGATGAAAGAGATAATAATATGTGTAATAGCCAGCGTTATTTTTCTAATCCTGGTTGCCTACTTGATCCTATCGGTTCAAGTTTAGGCTTTTTTTTGTCTTTGCTATCAAGTAAATTATTGAAAGGGTACTATGGAAGATAATGAAATGATTAATGACACCGAGAAGCTTTTCCTCGAACTCATGCAGCTATTCATCGGCAAAGGCTATAATGTGGGCACGATTTATTTCATTTTAGGCTCTATGTTTTGTCGCATGGGACAAGTGAAAAATCTTTCGATTAATCAAATGTTAGCAGACATAGAGGTGTCTTTTGCAGCAATTCCGCCACCAATAGAGGAAAATGATGAGCCCAACCAGTAACCCAATCTCGCGTGAACTAAATGACTTCTGGCAGCAAACACAGAGTTTAGCTCAACAATTCTGGTACGAGGCCGATCTAGATACGAAGTTCACCGTCGGGATGCAGGATAGCTACAACGGCACTCAGACCTCTTCAATCAACTACAACAATCGCAAACAGCTCCAATACAATAAAATCCTACGTATTATCAATATGATTGGCGGCTATCAACGCGATAACCGTTTGCAATCTATTATCAAGGCAGCTGATAATGATCCTGATATGGGCGAAACAGCCGATCAGAAATCGACTGTACTTGATTGGGTAATGAGACAGGATAACACTTATGATAAGATATCGGATTGTTTTGAAGGGTCAACGGTTTGCGGGCAGAATCTTTTGTCGATATGGATGGACTTCCGAGAAGACCCCGAGAATGGTAAGATTTGTGCTGATCGACTGCCCTTCTCATCTTATATCTTGGACCCGTATTTCACAAAGCAAGACTTAAGCGATTGCGGCCGCATCTGGACGCGTAAATACTTAACCAAGATGCAGATCGATGCGATTTTCCCCGGAGCTTCTAAAGAAGTGCCCGCATTGCAAACGGGTTATGCGTCCATGGATGGAAAGTTTCAATACTTGGCTCAAAACTGGTACCAATATAACGTGCAAATGTATGCCTATGATGAATATTGGGTGCAAGACTACAAAGACAAACGAAAACTGCTCGACACAAAAACCGGAGAAGTAGCCCCTTGGAACGGAACGAAAGAGCAATTCCAGCTATTGATGAGGATCAATCCTAATGTCAAGCTTATCAAAACTCGCGTCCCCACTATTAGACATTACGTGCTTGTTAATAATAATCTTATGTATGAAGAACAGTCTCCTTGGGGACTTGATCGGATGCCTTTCGGCCTTAGCTTGGCTTATTTTTTCCCAGAAGTTCAAAATTATGCCTTCCGCTTCTTTGGAGTCGTCAGAAATGTCCGAGACAGCCAAATCGAAACAAACCGAAGAAGAAACCGATTGCTCGACATGCTTGACGCACAAGTCCAGTCAGGAATAGCAGTCAAAGAAGACGCATTGGTTAATCCCGAAGATGGCTTTATGCAAGGCCCTGGGCGCGTTATGTTCTTTAAGAATAGCTCAAACCTAGCAACCGATATGAAAGAATTTATGCCTCCACCAGTCGGTGCGGGATGGCTTGAATTGATTCAGACTATCGAAAAAGAAATCATGGACATAATCGGGCCGGAAGAGCTATTCGCGCAAAATCTAGGCGCAAAAGAAATGTCCGGCGTTCTTATGAAGCTGAAGATGGGAGCGGGATTAACTGGTCTACGTAGCCTCTTCGACAAGCTAAATACATTCCAACTGAACGTTTCCCAAATCGTCGATGATTTAATCGTTAATAATTTCTCAGAAGGAAAAGTCGCTCTGATTTTGGGTAGG